TTATTCTTCGGTATTTCTTATTATGTTATTTCTAGGGTATTGACGCATTTACAACATATTTAGGTGTAACACATAACAAATAAGCCAACATCAATGTAAGCCATCGACCGTGTAATCAAATTTTTGTAATTTGTTGAATATTCGATATACTCTGAAAATATTCAACAAGTGGGTCATTCTTATAATCGTTTATATAGAAAATATTTTTTATACCGGCAGCGCATAATAATTTCATACAATTTACACAAGGATAATGTGTGATATAAGCATCACACTCGTTACTACTCACTCCGCGTTTAGCACAATCAGTAATCGCATTTTGTTCAGCGTGTACAGTTGCTTGTTCGTGGTCATCAATAACTTTAGATTCATGTGGAGCACCTGGCAAAAATCCATTATACCCTTGAGAAATTATACGATTGTCATTGACCAATAAACAACCAACTTGTAATCTTTCACATGGAGAACGCTTTGATGTATACTCGGTAATTGTTTTGAAATATTCTTGCCAAGACGGACGTTTAGTTGCCATATACAGTGTGTAAATAAAATGAAAAACTAATATAAACTAACATAAACATAAGCCATATGGCGTTAAACACATTTATAAATACACTGATTGAAAATATACCAGAAAAACATTTGCCACCCGAAATAGATTTAGTATTGGACGGAGGCGCATTCAACGGAGTGTATATGTTAGGAGGTCTATTTTATGTAAAAGAATTGGAATGTAGAGAGAAAATACAAGTAAAAAGAGTTTCCGGATGTAGTATAGGAGCAATATTAGGTATATTATTTTTACTAAATAAGATGGATATATCAATAGATATATGTAATAACAGTTATAAATATTTAAGAAAACACCAAGACCTTAAAAAGGTTGTTGATATTTTCAAAAAAAAACTGACAGATGTGATAAAAGAAGAAGATATGAGTATAATAAATAATCGGTTTTACTTGACATATTTCGATACAATAAAGGGAAAACAAATAGTCAAAAGGAAATATAAATCTAAATCAGAATTAATTGATAATATAATTAAATCTCTCTATGTTCCTTATTTAATAGACAGAAGACCTACTGACAATGATGGATGCATTGACGGGGCGTTTCCTTATATGTTCAAGTCAAGAACTGGCAAGAGAAAAATACTGTTCTTAAACTTACAAAGTATAGATAAATTAAAAAAAATGATTTTTATTAAAAATGAAAAGAACATTTATCCACGTTTGATTGAAGGATTGATGGATACACATAGTTTCTTTGAAAAGAACAGTCCAAATAATATGTGTAGTTATGTGAATGATTGGAATATGATTGACATATTATTGTTTCGATTGAGAGAAATTATATACGTAATTCTCTTTTATATTTTTCGTGTTGGGCTTCGTATAGATAATATATTACCAGAAAGTTGGAAGAATGACACATTTATACAGCAACATATATCCGTATTTAAATATATATGGAGAGATATTATGTTATATTTAACAGTGTAATTATGTTATATTTAACAGTGTAATTATGTTATATTTAACAGTGTAATTATGTTATATTTAACAGTGTAATTACGATATAAAGTATTTTACATAATATTATTATTTATGGCAATGGATCTAGAAAAATATCTATCTAAACCCGATATATATTATGTAAAACGTGACGTGGAACATAGAGAATATTTTATGCAAAAATATGTTCATCAACTGAAAATTGTAAATGTTCCTGAAATTATTGAATATGACGAGGCAAATAAAATAATGGTTATGATAAAAGTAGGCAAGAATAACTTGTCGCATAATTATGGTGAAGATGCGAAAGATGTGCCCGAGGAACTTTTCGACAAGGTCGTTAAAATTGTGCGTACTCTTGTATTACATAGAATAGAATACCCTGATTTAACCGGATACAATTTCGTGGAAGATAAGAATACATATGGTAAAATCTGGATAATTGATTTTGAACATGCACGAATCGCACCACTCAAAGAGATTACAAATATTCATATCATAAATATATGTAATGGTAAACAATTATGGAACCCTGACTTTAGATGATATCATATGGTATTTAGAAAATACCAAATACTTTCTTTGAGTTTTTTTTTGTTTTTGACTGGTTGGTCTTTGTTTTTTTCCAGGTGACTGTTTTTTTGTTGGCCCCTTTGTCCGTTCCTTTGACTGCCTTTACTCGTTTATCTTCCTTATCCATTTTTTCTTCGAATGGAATATAACGTAAAAACCAAGATTCGTACTCTTTTGAGTTTCGTTGTCCCTTTAATTCTTTGTATTTGTCTGCCTTGGCAGTTCTCATCGTCTCCAATGTTTCTTGCTCTCCGTAACAATTAACGCTAAAACGCTTCAGCAATCCCTTTTGTTGAAGTCTATTTCGTTGTTGAACATCAAACAAGTATTGAGCCATACATAAGATACGATTTTCATCATAATAAGCACGGTCACTATAAAAAAAAGCAAAATAAAAACTCAACATTGTATCAATAGTCGCGACACGAACGGTCTTATTTCCCTTTTTTATAACATTGTAACTATGACATGCCAATGGTTTATAGATAAAGGCAACTGTCTCTTCAATATTATTAATTTTCACCCTTACCTCGTAATGCGGCGCAATAATTTCACCAATTCCACCATGTTTGACTAGTTGTGTTCCCTTATAATCAAAATCTTCTAGTCTCTCTTTTAACATAGTAGCCGCTTTTTCTGGTTCATCTGCGAGAACATCAAAATCCGGTGTTTTTTGAAACAGTTTTTTTTGCTTGGTTGGCATATATTCTGAATATAAGAAACTAGCATACCCGCCAAAAAATACTAATCCTTGGTCAATAAACGAGTCACGCACTATGTAATATAATTGTTCTTCTTTCTTACTATCTATGCGTTCAAACTGTCTTTGAAATAATTTGGGATCACATTGTTTTCCTCTTAAAGGGTAATTTTTATTTAGTAAAATAAGACGTTTTAAGACTTTTTCCCATCTGCTTATATCTCCGGCTGGTCTAGATAGTTCCAAGTACATATTCATACGGAGAAAATTAGGAGGACAATACAAAATACCATACACGCGAATGGATTCTTTTTGAACACGATTGAACAGTGGTTTGTCTAAATAAGTAATATCCGCCACAGGTATAAAATTTACATATACCTTATATGTGCCGTGATGAACGCCTGCTTTTGCTTCTACTTCTTGAAATCCTTCTTTATAATAAATGTCCGCCAATTCTTTTGCGTCATCAAGCGCACGTGGTGAATAAAAATCATAATCAGGTATTTCGATATTTTTATCGTAAAATTGGTCTTCTAAAGGGAGAATATTATTGATAGCGGTTCCACCATAACAAACGAGTTTTTTCTTCTTGAGAAAATCTTCCAAAATAGAAATAATTCTTTTCACATCAGGATCACTTACAGTTTGTTGACCCTTCCGTTTTTCCGCGACATCAATGGCACTTCTTAATATGGCTAATTCCTTCTCCTCTAATGTTAATTTTGGATTACATGTAGTCATAGTTTTGGATATATATAATAATTATAAAAAATTATTATATATTATCGGTTGTCAATTTAACTAAAATTATAATGTGTAACTAAAGAACGGTTCTATACACTAAATGAATAATAATCAGTAGAGACGGTGCGTGTAGTATAAGAATTTGCTGGATTCTGTGGAGTAGGATCTGGTATAGTAACAGGAATATAACGCAAGTTTTCCGGTTTTAACACAAATGCATGACCAACTTTATCAAAGAATAGGCTGTAATACTGCATATTCGCATCAAAATTCTGGAAAGACATACCGACCCACTGACATCCATAATTGAAGTTTAATATAGGAGACGAATTATTGTTATATACACTTAGGTCAGGTAAAGTTAAAGTCATATTCTTTTTATTATATTCAATTAATTCGGTCGAATCCGGCGTATTAATAATATCATATTGTCTTGACGCTCTTAAAAATATTGAATTCGATGCGATGTTCACGTATTCCTTAAGAGGTGTATTTTCAAAAAGAGGATTTGCTCGGTCAACTGAAATAATAATTTTTCCCGTGAATTCTTTTAATGGAACAGACCCTAAATTACGTCCAGTATATTCATAACTATATTCTTTACCTAATAGTCTTGACTGAATCGTAGAATAAATAGTGTCAGCCATTTTTGTATAGATTTTATCATTATTACTGGATATTCTAAAGTGTAAAATTAATGGATCATTTGGATTTGGACACGACCCACCACTAAAGGCATAATTATTTACGACTTGTAAAGCTTCTTCTAAATGTATTTGATTATACATTTGCTTGACCCGATTATTCACGACAGCCGACGTAGCTATAACCGGATTATCATCTACCGAATAAATTTCGAAATCCAACACTCTTGCTCCCTGAGCAATACAAGTTTTTAAAGCACACACATTAACATAATCGTTCTTATATTGTCCTCCACAACAGCAATTATAGGCGGTTTTAATATAATAATCTCTTAACAAATATTGATACGTCGCATCATTTGTGTTAAAGGATGATAATTTTGGAAAAGAAGTATATATTTTTCCGAGTGCGTCACAGTTATTTTTATTAAGACGAAGTTTGTCAATCGTATATGCGATTAAACCTATAACCAATATAGCAATTATAAAATAGGATATATACTTAATCATCGTAGCTTTATTTTGTTCTGTAACCAATTTTGAAAACATTTGTTGAGCTTTGTTTATATTTTCCATACTTATAATAGATTATGAAAAAATAATTTGACTAAATGTAAAAGTTCATTTATGGATAAATATATTGTCCGAAAAAAAACGACACAAACAATAACAACTATATATTTAAAGTTATAAAAAGTTAAATATATTTATTGTATGATAAATATATATATATATCTATGCCGGGAGGATTATTAAATATTGTGGCTTATGGAAATCAAAATGTATATTTAAATGGAAATCCGTCAAAGACATTCTTTAAAACAACCTATAAAAAGTATACCAATTTTGGACTACAAAAATTTCGCATCGACTTCGATGGATTGCGCAATTTGCGAATGTCAGAATCCTCTAAATTTACGTTTAGAATGAAACGGTATGCCGAATTACTATTAGATACTTATTTAGTAGTTCAGTTGCCCACTATATGGAGTCCAATTTATCCTCCACAGGATTGTTCCGGGAACTGGGCACCATATGAATTCAAATGGATTGATAATTTGGGAACACAAATGATTGAAGAAGTGGAAATAGTTGTAGGAGGACAAACGTTAAATCGTTATTCAGGTGCTTATCTTTTAGCAATGGTACAGCGCGATTTCACAACAGAAAAAAAAGCATTATACGATAAAATGTCTGGTCATGTTCCAGAATTAAATGACCCAGGTAATGTTGGGCCACGTGTAAATGCTTATCCAAACGCATATCATACTAGCAATCCAATTGGACCCGAACCGTCTATTCGAGCCAGAAAGCTATACATCCCCATTAATTTTTGGTTTACTTTAGCAGCGAAAATGGCGTTTCCACTGGTGGCTCTTCAATATAACGAATTGGAAATAAATATTACGATAAGACCAGTTCAAGAATTAATAGTTATTCGTGATGTAACTGACCAAGAAAACAATTATCCATATATTCAACCAAACTTTAATGAATCTTTACAACAGTTTTATCGTTTTTTACAACCTCCTCCCGACGTGTCATTAAATACATTGTCCTATCAAGACAAACGAACTAATTGGAACGCGGACATTCATTTAATTTCTACATATGGATTTTTATCAGAGGAAGAGTCGAAAGTCTTTGCCGCACGAGAACAACAATATTTATTCAAATCTATTTACGACTGGAAATTTTTCAATGTTACCGGTAGTCAACGTGTTAAGTTGGAGAACACAATGGGTATGGTAGCGTCTTGGATGTGGGCATTTCAACGAACTGACATAAATTTAAGAAATCAATGGAGTAACTATTTGCCCCAAGAAGTAGATTTTGCGGATTCTTCTGGTAATTGGATATTAGATTGTAACCCAACAACAGAAGCAGGCTTTGGTCCTGGATATAATCCGGTTACAGGAACACATACCGGTTACTTTACAACAGGCGTTTTTGCCCCTCAAAACCAAAAGGATATTTTACTTCAGTTGGGGATATTACTGGATGGGAAATACAGGGAAAACGTCCTAGACGCTGGTATATATAATTATGCGGAAAAATACGTAAGGACTACCGGCAATGCACCAGATGGACTTTACAATTATAGTTTTGCCATTCACAATGACCCATTTGACTTTCAGCCGTCTGGGGCTATGAATATGAGTAAATTTCGCGATATTCAATTAGAATTTACAACATATAGTCCACCATTAGACCCAGAAGCTCAGTTTTACACGATTTGTGATCCATCTAGCGGTGAAATTATAGGTGTAAATAAACCTACATGGAGAATATATGACTATAATTACAATCTCACTGTATTTGAAGAGAGATACAATATTTTAACGTTTGTTGGAGGTAACTGTGGTCTAATGTACGCACGTTAAACAATAATTATTCATTGAACTGAACCAGTAAATATATTTTATTGAAAATAACAAAATATATTTTATCGTAACATTGAATTGCCTATACTACCTATACCGGTGCTTCTGGGGGCACCATATTTAGTTTCACGTTTATTTGAAACATTAGATGGCATTTTAGGAGTCTGACTGTTAGTTAAAGCACAGTTTAGTCCCTTGTATGGGTCCGCAGTCCAAGCAGTATTCGCCGAATATACACCGCAGTCCGAAAACATACCTGTAGCTGTTTTTCGACATTTATAATCAACTGTAAATTTATAATCGTTTGGATATTCAAAGTCTGTCGTAGGAAGAGGATAGTTTTCTTGAACTGCTTCCGGAAAATCCCCTAGGTTGTCAGTAGTGCTTCTATCAAACGGTTGTGGTTTATCTGGTCTCAGATTATCTATAACTTTAGCGGTATAGCCGTTACTTACTGTTAAAATTTGCGTCTGTTGTAGATAGGCAGGGTCAGCGGTTCCAATTTTATAAGAACCGGGTGGTTGTATAATGTTATTAACTTGCTGGGGGGTAAATGCTTCTTGAGAAGCAAAGAATATGCTTTTTTGAAAAAAATATTGCTGATAAATAAAATACAAAAATATCAAAATAACTACAAACATAAATATCTGTTCTTCCATTTAATTTAATATTAGATTAAATACTTGTCAAAATGGCATATTTGTATTTGTATCATCGTCCTAAATACATACATATCGTTTACACTAGTCTATTTACACCATTGAATAATCTTACCTATGTTTTGTGTTATTGTCATAAATTTCTTATTTTACGAGAATAAAATATTATAATTATATTTATTAAATATATACATGGCTACAGACAATGATAAAAATAATATAGAAAATAAGGAAACAAAACCCAAGGAAAATGAATGGGGTGTATTTGCGATGAAAGTATTAACGTCATTTTGTTTAATATTAATTATAGGATTACTTGGAGCAAATTTTGTATATTATACTAGAATTAATTTAGACTTATTTTTCCCAACCGATGTAAATCAACGTCCGTATACGGATGAAAACAAGGTTGGTAATAAATTACCTCCATTATTTCCAAAAAGAAATGAAAGTGAATCGTCTAAGCAGTCTGGAGGTAAAAGAATGTTTGGTGGTTCTAATGGTGGTGGATGCGGTGCTCCAATAGATTTCACACAAAGTCCCCTAATTAACAATAAATATTTTAGTGGAATATTTGAATATGGCTTTCCGTATTCAATGGAAAGCAAGAAAGACACATTTGGTGGTATAATTACCAATTGGTTCTCAAACAAAGTGAAATATTCCTATGTTTGGCAACGTATGTTCATAAAATCAGTTATTAATTTTGTAGGTTCTACATGTGAGTTTGTTCCTGAATCTATGAAAGATATAGTCCCGTTTATTTTGGGACCCATAGCAATCGGATTTATTATGATAGTAACGTCATTCTGGTGGATACCAACCTTGATAAGTATATTTTGGAATGAAACTCAGAATTGGGGATTAGTAATATCAATACTTGGATTATTCTTCGGTTGGACGTGGTCAATTCCTATATTTCTAACATTTATAAAAGTAATTGGAGTTTTATTTAGTTTTATATTGTTGCCTGTAATGCTAAACGCTAGGAAGATTATGGAGATAATGGGCAATAATTTTAATAGTTATTATTTGCTATTATTATTTTTCATTATGACGATTGTTGCAGCCTTTACTAATCTAACTTTACCAGTAGCAATTCCAATGTTAATAATATTTTTAATAGCATTTATTCCTCCTGGAATGAATCCAATGGCAAAGTCAGAATAAATATACGAAATAGAAGAATAGTTGATAAATAGAATATAAAAAGTATTAGTTAGTATAATAAAATGGGCAAAAATAAGAATAAGGGCAAGGGAAATAATGGTAATAACGGAAATAAGGGTAATAACGGAAATAAGGGTAATAAACAACATGATAGTGACAATGAGAATGAATTAATAGAATTAGCTATATCCGAAAACGCGAAGTTACCTGAACCCGAGTATGTAAAAATTATACCACCAAAAGACAACAAGTATCCATTTGTTAGCGTTTGTACTCCCACATTTAATAGACGACCGTTCATTCCCGCAATGTTGAAATGTTTTAATCATCAAACGTATCCAAAACATAGAATGGAATGGATTATTATCGATGATGGAACAGATAAGATTGAAGAATTAGTTAAGAATCATCCAAATGTTAAATATTTCAGATATGATGAAAAAATGACTCTTGGAAGAAAGAGAAATTTGTTACATGAAAAAAGTGTAGGAGATATTTTGGTTTATATGGATGATGATGATTATTATCCACCCGAACGAGTTATTCATGCAGTAGAGACATTACAATCTAATCCTAATGCGCTATGTGCCGGTTCGAGCGAGATTTATATTTATTTCAAACATATTCAAAAAATGTACCAATTTGGGCCATATAAACAAACACATGCTACAGCTGGAACATTTGCGTTTAAACGAGCATTAATTGAAAATCGTTATGATGACGACGCATGCTTGGCGGAAGAAAAGGCGTTTTTAAAAGATTATACTGTTCCGTTTGTTCAACTAGATCCTATGAAAGTAATCTTGGTCTTTTCACACGAACAAAATACATTTGACAAGCGAAAATTGCTAGAAAACCAAAATCCAAAATTTGTAAAAGAATCCAGTAAAACGATTGATAATTTTATAAAAGAGAAAGAATTGAAGGAGTTTTATATGAGTATTGACTCCCTACTTGAAAATTATAGTCCGGGAAGACCAAGTATGAAACCAGATGTTTTACAGCAAATGGTAAAAATAGAAGAAAGTCGTAGAAAAATGGCAGAACAACAATTAGCACAAGCTGGCAATGGCCAACAAATCACTCTTCAGCGTCATGGTCAACCAGCCACAGTTTTAAACAATCTTCAAGCGGTTGATTTAATGAAACAATTCCAATCACAAATACAAGAATTATTGACAGAAAATACAAAATTGAAAGACCAGGTACAATCGTTATATAGTAATAATATCCAACTACATAACTTAAATAAGACATTAATAGCCAATCTTTACGGGGATCCATCAAATGTAGAGACAGCAGCAGTTCAAGAGCAAGAGCAAGAGCAAGAGCAAGAGCCAACGGCAGTTCAAGAGCAAGAGCAAGAGCAAGAGCAAGAGCAAGAGCCAACGGCAGTTCAAGAGCAAGAGCAAGAGCAAGAGCCAACGGCAGTTCAAGAGCAAGAGCAAGAGCAAGAGCCAACGGCAGTTCAAGAG